TATCCAACACGCTTAAGGCAGGCGTTAAAAATGCAAATGGTATGACAAAAAATCTGTGTAAGTCCATGGTAGAGTCCTCGCAGGCAACTGTTACTCATCTTATGGACAAGGCATGGTTAAAGGTACAAAGCGGTGCGTTTACATATCAGGACGCTATTTACGATGCAGTTTCCGAGCTTGCAGAGCAAGGTATTGCGGCGGTAACTTATTCTTCCGGCAAGACCGACTGGGCGGATGTTGCAGTGCGACGAGCAGTCATGACGGGCATCAGCCAGACCGCAGGTCAGATGCAGCTTGATCTTGCCGCAGAAATGGACTGCGATCTGGTGGAGGTAACGGCACACATGGGCGCACGTCCCTCTCATGCTTTATGGCAGGGTAAGGTGTACAGCATTTCCGGCAAAAGCAAAAAATACCCTAAGCTCAGTACTGCCACAGGCTACGGAACTGGTGGCGGCTTAAAAGGCTGGAACTGCAGGCATGATTTTTATCCGTTTTTCGAGGGTATATCAGAGAGAGCTAATCTCCCTGTTGACGTGACCGAAAACAACAGACAGTATGAGTTATCTCAGAAACAGCGTGCTATGGAGCGGTCTATACGAGCTACCAAAAGGCGTTTAGCTGCATACGACGGTGCGCTTGCCGAAACAGATGACGAAGTGCTTAAACGAAAGCTGCAAAATCAATTTGAACGCCACTCGGCTATCCTGAAGACTAAGGAAAAACGGCTGTCTGAATTCTGCGATAAAAACGGTCTTTATCCTCAGAATGACAGGGTTCGGGTGGCTGGATTCGGTAAGAGTGTTTCCCAGAAAGCGGTACATGGTAATAAGATTTATCAGTTAAAACTACTTGACAAATCTATTATTGATGGTACAATAGATAACAAGACATATTCGGAAATGCTGAAAAATCGGACTGTCGTTGATAATGCAGATTTGGAAAACGGCTTACCTATAAAAGGTAAGCCTAATTCTATTGTTGATATGACAGTTAGCGGTAATGTTTCTCAAAGGCGTATATATGGTTTTGACGGAAAGGCTTTGGTCGATATTGATACGCATGATCATACTTTGCCGAGTGCTCATCCAACGGGGGCTCACAAACATATTTTTGATTATAATAAGAAAAATCCACATGGGAAACCAAAATCATTTACTGATCAAGAACTTGTTAATAACAATGATATAGTTAAGACGGGAGTGAACTACTTTGAAAAAAAATGAATTTATTCAGCTCATAGATGAAAGCGGTGATATAATGTTTTCATGTAATGGGTACAAACTAACAATAATTACTTGGGCTGATGAAGGTATTGGAATAGGATTTCAGAATAAAAATCCAGCGTTGAATAAAATACAATACTTCACTTCAAGCACAGATCTGGTTAATAACTTTTTGCTTGATGGCATAGCACTTGCAAAATTAGCCGATAAGATAGTAATTGAACAATGTAATTAAGCTCCCATCTATCGGGGGCTTTTAATTTTGCCAAAAAGGAGAAATAGGTATGTTATCCACACTCATTTTACTTTACGCCCTCGATACAGGGCAAATCCCCACAGGCTGCTATGTAGCTGCATGGGTATTCACGATAATACAATGTATTTGTATGATAATCAAATTTTTTTCAATTTTATCAGACGATTAAAACCATATTTTAAAGATAGTAAAACGCTTTTTCATGGGCGTTTTTATTATACTCAAAATTAAATTAAGGAGGAAAAATCCCTATGGAACTGAAAGATTTAACAGCTCTCGGTATTACCGAGGAGCAGGCAAACAGGGTGCTTGAACAGCACACAGTGGAGCTGAACGCAGAACAGCAGAAGTACACAGACCTTAGTGCAGAACTGGAAACGGCAAAAGGCACGATCTCAGAGCTTACCGATAAGGTCAAGGCATTTGACGGCGAGGACATTGAGGGTCTTAAGAAAGCAGCGTCCGACTGGGAAAGCAAGTACAATGCCGACATCGCCGCACTGAAACTTGACAAGGCTCTGGAGCTGTCCCTTGCCGGGGCAAAAGCAAGAGATGTGGGCATTGTCAAGTCTCAGATCGACTCATCGCTCCTCAAGCTTGACGATGAAGGCAAGCTTACAGGTCTGACCGAGCAGCTTGACAAGCTTAAAACCGACAAGGCGTTTCTCTTTGCGGACGGCGATGAGCCTGCCGGAAGAATTGACACCGGTCTTGATCACGGCTCGGCAACGGAAACAATAACAGACGCACAGGCAAGAGCCGTTATGGGTCTGCCTGCGGCAAAGTAACGGAGGTAAATAGTTATGGCAAACGCAATTACAAAATTTAAAACCTACATCGCTCTGCTTGACGAGGTATATAAGCAGGCATCTTTGACAGCCGATCTTGACAGCGATCCTACGCTTGTTAAAGCAGGAGCAAACGCAAACGAGATCATAATTCCTAAGATCTCTATGGACGGTCTTGCGGATTACTCCCGCAGCAGCGGATATGTAAAGGGTGATGTTACCCTTACAAACGAGACTGTTACGTTTAATTATGACAGAGGACGTAAATTCAGCGTGGACAACATGGACAATGAAGAAACTGCAGGAGTTGCCTTTGGCAAGCTTTCCAGCGAATTTATCCGCACAAAGTCTGCTCCAGAGCAGGATGCATTTCGATTTGCAACCTATGCGGGTACAACAGGTATTTCAAAGGTTGCGACAGGGGCTACTCTTGCAACAGGAAATGATGTGCTTGCGGCTCTTGTCACCGCCCAGAACAAAATGGACGAAGACGAGATGTCGCCCGAAAACCGTATTTTGTACATCACTCCTACGCTGTATAACCTTGCTATCAATGTGGATACAACAAAATCAAAGGCTGTACTTGACGGCTTTGCTAAGATCGTAAAAGTACCGCAGAGCAGATTTTACACGGCAATTGATCTTAAGGACGGCACGACAAAGTCCGATGGCGTTGATGAAACGGCAGGTGGTTTTGCTAAGGCGACTACCGCAAAGGATATCAACTTCATGATCATACAGAAGTCGGCGGTTATCCAGTATCCTAAGCACACGGTAAACAAGGTCGTTACACCTGAGGAAAATCAGACGGACGACAGCTGGCTGTTCTTTTTCCGTGCCTACGGTCTGGCTGATGTGTACGAAAACAAGGCTGCGGGAATCTATCTGCACCACAAAGCATAGGAGGTGTCGTTATGGCAAAGACAGTAGGATTGACTTTTGAAGAAAAGCCAATAACAATTGAACCGCCTGCTGACTATTACGGAAATGAGGATGTTATTGATTATAGAAGCATGACAGTTCCTGAACTAAAAGCTTATGCCGCTGAACTTGGTATTGACCTCGGTTCGGTAAGCAAGAAGGACGCAATCATTCAGGCAATTGTCTATGCAGCAGAAGATACGGCAGGCGAAACGGAGGTGTAGGCTATGGCTTATGCTGATTACACGTTTTACACCGCTGAATTTTACGGCAAAAAGATCTCCGAAACGGATTATCCTTATTTTGCGGAGCGGTCATCGGAATATCTTGACAGTCTGAACTTTGCCGAGACCGACGAGATCAGCCTTGCCAAAGCCTGCTGCGCTTGTGCGGATATCATGTACTCCGTACAGCCGGAAAATCAGATATCCTCAGAAAAGGTGGGAGATTACTCAGTGAATTATTCGGCTGCTCAGACTGATGTCGCCGATGTGCTGCTCAAGACCGCCTCCAGATACCTTAATCTTAGGTCTGTGGGGTGGATATAAATGAGATATAATACAGTATGCACCGTCTGGCACAAACAGCCTGACGGTGCATTTATTACAAAGCATTATCCATGCTGGTGGCAGGATACGGAAGCGGAAAACATTGCAAAAACAGGCAAGACCGATGTTGACCGGGCTTTGATACATATGCCTTTATCGGCTGCAGTCGATAAATCCGATTACATAGTAAAAGGCGATATTGATTATGACGTGACAACCTCTGTTACAGAGCTGCTCAAGGCAGTAAACCCGCTCAAAATCAGCACCGTAGCACGCAAGGATTATGGAAGTAAGCATATGCAGCATATGGAGGTAACGGCAAAATGAGCAAAAACAGTATTAAGGTTACTCTACAAGTCGCTCCTCAAAATGAGTTGCTCGTAAGACGTGGTCTGCAAAAGGGCGGCAGAGTCCAGCAGTATATTGACAGCGAGGTTTTACGATGCGGTGATAGTTATGTGCCAATGCAGACGGGTAAGCTCAAGCAATCCGGCATCACATCAACGGTAGTTGGCTCAGGCATGGTGCATTACAACACGCCTTACGCCCGCAAGAATTATTACGATAATAAGGGTATGGGCAATCAGGGTCTTAACCGTGGAGGCAAGCGAGGCAGGCTATGGTTTGAACGCATGAAGCCCGATCATCTTCCAGGCATACTGAAAGGAGTGAAACGAATTGCAGGAGCGAAATAAGAGCCTTTTGGAGGCTATGAAAGAGTATGTGCTGCAATATCCCAATCTCGGAGATATTGATCTGCACATAGATCAGACCGAGTCAGAGCCTGTTAATTACAGTATACAGACCTCCGGGCTTGTAAAGCTCAGCGAGGATGTGTGCGGCAATCAGACATGGCAGTACAATGCTTTGCTCCAGAGCAGAGAGTACACAGCCGATGATCTGTCAAGGCTTAATGCGTCGGCTTTTACAGAGAATTTTATCTTTTGGATTGAAGATCAGAACAGCAGCGGAAATTATCCTCATCTTGCGGAAAACTTTATACCCACAAATATAAAGGCGGACAATGGTATGCTGCTGGCTCTTGACGAAGACGGTGACAGAGGTCTGTATCAGATACAGATACATCTCACATTTGAAAAAGAATTTATAGGATTTTAGGAGGAATATTTTATGGCAGAACAGTTTGCTATTGCAGAAGGCACAGACAAGCTTTTGCGTAGTCATTTGAAACATTTTATTGATGCATCTTTTGGCGGTGAAACCCCCAATTGGTTTAAGGTCGGCAGGGATAACAGTGAGCTGACAATGGATCTCAGTCCCAGCACAGAAACCGTTAAAAACGTGTGGGATGAAACTGATATTGTAGATAACGGCTATGAGCCTAATATGTCGGTTGATCCATATTATGCCCGCAAAGGAGACAGCATTTATCCCAAGGTTAAGGATATTGCATTTAACCGTCTTACAGGTGACGACTGCAAGACCACAATGCTGGAGGTGCTGATAGATAAGACCGAAGCTCCATATGATGCTTGGATCGAGGATTGTCTCATAAAGCCTCAGTCATACGGCGGCGAACAGGGAGGAGTTACCATACCATTTGAAATAAAGCCATGCGGTAACCGTAAACACGGTACGATCACAATTACGAGTGGTAAGCCCGTGTTTACCCCGGACGCAGAGGGATAGTTTATTATGGGGCGGAATTCCGCCCCGGTATTTTTAAGGAGTGAGAATCATGGCAGAAATAATAAAGCTTAATTATGATGACGGTTACAAGAACATACAGCTCGGAGACGACCCTAACAGGGTCATACGCATTAACCCTACGGACGCTAAGTTCCTTAACCGCATGGCGAATTTTGATATAAAATCCGAAGAAATCAAAGAAAAATATAAGGACGTGGATCTTAATAAAATAACGGAACTGCAGAACCTTAACGAGGAAGATCCTGAATTTGATAAGCTTAAAGATGCTGCGGCTGTTGCCGATCAGCTCGACTGTGCAGTGAAAGAGCTTATAAATGAGATATTCGGGTATGACATCTGCAAGACAGTATTTGGCGATAAAAGCTGTTTGTCCCCTGTAAACGGTCAGCCTTTGTTTATTGGTTTTATGCAGTGCATTTTTGAGTACATCGCTAAAGTGTCGGCTGAGGAAAAGAAAAAGAGTCAGGAAAAGCTTAATAAGTACAGTAAACAGCGTAATGCTGTTATAGGGTTGTCAAAATGATAGGAGTACTGCCGAAAGCTCTTGTCGTAAATGGGATAAGTTATCCTATATACAGCGATTACAGAGTTGCATTATTGATTTTTGATATGTGTGATGATGATGATATAAGCGATAAATACAAGACATATGGATGTCTGCAATTATTATTGGAGGACTATACGCAGATACCGCAAAAAGATCTGCAGGAGGCAGCTGAAAAAGCCAAATGGTTTCTGGACGGCGGCGATATGTCTAAGTCCAAAGAGTATCCAAAACCAATCATAAGCTGGGAACAGGATGAAAGCATTATGTTTCCTGCACTTAATAAGGTTGCCGGGAAAGAGATCCGAGAAGTTGAATATATGCACTGGTGGACTTTCCTTGGACTGTTCAATGAAATAGGCGAAGGGCTTTTCTCACAAGTGATTAATATCCGTGCTAAGCAAGCCAAGGGCAAAAAGCTGGAAAAGTACGAGCTGGAGTTTTATCGTGATCACAGGGATCTTATTGATATCAAGTACAAGCTTACCCCTGAGGAACAGGCAGAGAATGATTTTGTAAACAGTTTGTTCTATTAGCAAAAAGGTCAGCCCCTAAGACTGACCTTTTATGTTATATTTTCCATTTGTGACCGCAGTTAAGACAAGTAACGTGTACTTTTCGGGAGTTTATGTTACCAGCAATAAGACCTATAGAATCATCTAAAAGCTTTGCTCCAATTAAGCCTTTTCCTATGCCATATCCCTGCTTGTTTGCAGACAATGATGTACTGCCACACTTTGGACAACAGGCTATTCCATTTTTCTTATTTTGCCTGATACGCTGACGTTTGGATAATGTTTTTTCCTTAGGCTCTTTTTCTTTAGGTTGTGTTTCTCTCGTTTGTGATGTAATGGATGGAACATTCATCGGTATGAAGGTATTATTGGTAAGCGTGGAGAAGTAACTACATAACTCAACAATTTTTTTATTGTTATTAAAGAAAAACATTACGTTATATGATTTTCCGTTTGCCGTTATAAACAAGCGACCGTTCTCTGAAGGCGTTCCTGCTGTATATCTAATATCAGATATGTCGGATACTTTTATAGTTTCACTTTTGAGACCACTTTTATATGAAATCTCTGTTTCTGAAACTGTTATGGTAGACACAAAAGCTGATTTTATTGTGGTATTCATAGGTATAGTTGAAATCGAACTAACTTCTTCAATTTCAATTTTATCATTTTGTGGAATTTTAGCTCCGCATTTCATACAGAAATCTGATTCGTCGGGAATTTCAACACCACATTTAAAACAAAACATAAAAATACCTCCGCTATATATTTTTCTTATTATACAGCGTGTGGAGAAATTTGTCAAGGAAGGAGGATGATAATATTGGCAATTGACGGCAGATTAAATTTTGATACAAAATTAGATACAAAAGGATTTACTAAAGGTGTAAACAGTTTAGGTAACCAAATTGAGAACCTCCGAAATATTGTTATAAAAATGGGTGCTGCGCTTGGCACTGTATTTAGTGGAAAAGAAGCACTTGAAGCTGCTGCTGATATAAATGCTGCAAATTCTCAAATGCAGCAGACTTTTGGTAATTTAAAATCTGCTGCAGAAGGCGCTATGAAAAGTGTTGCTGATAACAGTAGTATTCTTCAGACAAGACTTCAAAATGTAGGTACATCTATTTATGCTTTTGCTAAAACTGCAGGTATGGATTCAGTTAGCGCTCTTAAAATGATGGAAGAGGCATTGCAGGTAACAGCAGATAGTGCGGCATATTACGACCGATCGCTGGAAGATACCGCTGAATCACTGAAATCGTTTTTAAAGGGCAACTTTGAAAATGATGCCGCTCTGGGCTTGAGTTGTACAGAAACTACACGAAACGCAGCGGCTAATAAGCTCTATGGGAAGTCATACATTGAATTATCTGAAGCTCAAAAGCAGCTTACACTATTGCAAATGGTCAAAGATGCTAATGCTCTTTCGGGAGCAGAAGGACAAGCCGCCAGAGAAGCAGACGGCTGGGAGAATGTTATCGGTAATCTTAAAGAATCATGGAGGCAGTTGCTTGCCGTTATAGGACAACCTGTTCTTTCTGCTGCCGTAACAGTTGTGAAAAGTATCACAACTGAGTTGCAGAAGTTAACAGCTGTTGCTAATTCAGCAGTCAAAGCACTTTCAGAGGTGTTTGGCATTGAATTGATGAATACAACAGACGGAGTTGCTGACAGTTCTTCACAGGCAGCTGATAATTATACTGATATGGCAAAAGCGGCTGAAGAGACTCAGAAGGCAAATGAAAACAGCCTTGCAAGCTTTGACCAGATAAACAAGCTGGGCGATGACAGCTCATCTACTAATGCTACGGATACATCTTCTGCTGTCGGTACTCTAGACAGCGGTACGATCTCCACTTCCGTAGATGTTGATATATCCGATGCCGATAAAAAGCTGACCGATTTTTTCAAGTGGGTAAAATCCTCTTTTAAAACTATTTTCGATCCGTTTAAGACGGCTTGGTCTAAAAATGGTGAGAAAGTTATTGACAGTGCAAAACAAGCACTTAATAGTCTTAAAGGAATGTTTTCAAGCATAGGCTCAAGTCTGGCGACTGTATGGAATAATGGCACGGGTGAGCAATATATTTCAAACATTCTTCGTGGCTGGGAGGATATTTTAGGCATCATCGGCGATGTCTCCAATGCGCTGAAAAATGCTTGGAACGACAACGGCAACGGAACGGCTCTGATACAGTCGTATATGGACAGCTGTTTAGCATGGCAGGATTTATTACATAAAATTTCAGACGATTTTCGAGCTGTGTGGAATAACGGTACAGGCGAGGATATTTTTGAAAACATCATCCAGAGCCTTACAAACATAAATAATACTGTCACCAATCTGAAAACAAATTTTCAGAACGCTTGGAGTGAAAATGATACCGGTAAAGGTATTATTCAGGATATTCTTGATATCTTCAACGATATTCTCAGCACTATTAATTCAATAACCGCAGACACAAGAGACTGGGCGGCAGAACTTGACTTCTCACCTCTTCTGACAAGTGTTAAGAGTTTGCTTGATTCAATAGAACCATTATCTGAAAATGTCGGCGACGGTCTAGAATGGTTCTGGGATAATATTTTGCTCCCTATGGCATCATGGACTATAAGTACTTTGATACCAACATTTCTTAATTTGCTGGCGGCAGCTATAAAAGTTCTTGATTCAGCAATTTCAGCGTTAAAACCTATGGGTAAATGGCTGTGGGATAAATTTTTGAAGCCTATTGCAACATGGACCGGAGGTATTATAGTAGGCGCGTTGAAAGGTATTACATCAGCCTTAAATGGGGTTAGTGACTGGATAAAGGATCATCAGACTGCAGTTGAGAATTTTGCTGTTGTAGTTGGGACTTTGGGATCGGCATTTGCAATATCCGGAATAATTCAAGGCGTAGTAAGTGCATTTGCCGCATTGGCGGCAGGAACAAGTGTATTGACACCGTTAATTACTGCACTTGGTGTAGCAGTTAATTTTTTGACGAGTCCAATCACACTTGTATGTCTAGGAATCGGTGCGCTTATCGCTATCGGCGTATTGCTGTACAAAAATTGGGAAACAGTAAAACAGTTTTTTATTGATTTGTGGGACAGCTTTAAAATGACCATACAGCAATTTGTAGACTGGGTAACAGAGGTCTGGACATCAATTAAAGACTTTTTCGCCGGAATATGGCAAGGCATAAAAGATGTATTTGCCGTCGTGGCAGAATGGTTTACGGGAATTTTCCAAGCAGCTTGGGACGGTATTTTGTCTGTCTGGAATGCCGTTATAGGTTGGTTCTCAAATCTGTGGACAGGAATCAAAGACATTTTTTCTGCAGTAGGAAGTTGGTTTGGAGATATATTTACAACTGCGTGGACAAATATAAAATCGGCGTTTTCGGCTACAGCACAATTTTTCAGGGATTTGTGGACTGCAATAAAATCACCGTTTATTAAGGTAGCTGATTGGTTTAAAGATATATTTTCAAAGGCTTGGCAAGCAGTTAAGGACGTATTTTCGACTGGTGGCAAAATTTTTGACGGTATCAAAGAGGGTATAACAGGAGTATTCACAACGGTTGTAAACGGCATAATTGGCGGAATAAATAAAGTTATTTCTACTCCACTGGATTTTCTTAATGGCATACTTAATGATATTCGTGATATTGAAATAGCAGGCTTTACACCATTTGATGAGTTTTGGGACTATGACCCTATACCAGTTCCTCAGATTCCAATGCTCGCCACCGGCGCGGTAATTCCGCCGAACTCCGAGTTTCTTGCGGTTCTCGGCGACCAGAAACGCGGCACAAACATCGAAGCTCCGCTGGATACGATCAAGCAGGCTTTGTTTGAGGCGCTTGCTGTTTACGGCGGAGCTGTAGGCAATCAGAAAATAAGCGTAACGATACCGATCGAAGTAAAGGGCAGAGTGCTGTCACAGATCG